TAATATGGCTTAACCCACAGTCAGGGTCGATGTCTTCACCTTCCCAAAAGTAATCAAGGTGGCGTTTAGCAGCATCGTAATAAACAGAAGTACGAATCCCAGCTACGCGATAATTATGGCGGCGATATTTCATTGCTCCCTCTAACATGCCTACTCCGACTTCGTGCAGGACGGGGAGCGGCACGGTGGACATTGGCGGCTTTTTAATGCCGATTGCGTCCTTTGGGTTGGTTTCTTTTTTGACTAGATCAGCTTTGTTATCGCGTTTATACATCGACCATCTTTTCATAAGGTTTCCTTCCAAAAAACTGAGTAGTTTTCTGATAATTCTTATCAAATAAATGCCACGCACAATTGTCAAACCCAACAGAATTTCCAAACCATTTCACGCGGCCTACACTTTGAATAATTTCGCAGTAGTCCAGATACGGCTCGGCTTGTTTTGTGTGACACCAATCACTATCGAAAAGCAACCAAACCGGAGCAAGGGACGATAAGTGATCAATAGCTTTGTGCAAAAACTTACGCTCCCAAGGGGGATTCGTAATAAACATATCAGCCTTGCAATCGAAGATGTCGAACACATCACCTTGAAGAATCCACCCAGCTTGCGGCTCGATGTCGTAAGCCCCAAGACAAACAGCGTTTTCGTCCAGTGCCTCAACAAGCGCACCGTCACCGGCCATTGGTTCTATATATGTTGTCTCTGGCGGCAAGTGGGGCAGCAATGCCTCAACAGCAGCCGGTGGGGTTCGATAGAAATCACGGGGCGAGCGGTCGAATTTTTTAAATGCTCTTTTTGTCATAGCTTGCCCGCGATTCCAGAAAGAACAATATCCGCAACTGCTTTTCGGCCCATGCCATCAAAGTGGAATTTATCTAAGCGATCGCGAGTGTCTTCGCTGATTCGAACAGCGATCTGGTCAAAAATGCCAGACTCTTTGCTGCCGGATTTCAGTATCCCAACTTTTTTATGGAACACCTCGATCAACCCAGCATACATCATACCTCGGATCGTCTTGGCTAAATTAGTTTTTGGATCGAACGACAGGCACAGACCTGTGTGAAAAGTAAAACGATCATTTTCAATGGCTGTCTTCATCCATGTCGTAAATTCTTTATTCTTCGCTGTTTTGAACTTCAAGATTTAAAACTCCACTGCTGTTATTTTTGTGTACTTGCCTTCGGCCTTGGTGCAAATCCTGATGGGCGATGGCAAATACTCGGACGCCCGTAAAGATTCTTCGATAGATGATGGTGGGGGATATTGCGGCATTCGCTGCATCCACCACTGATGTGCTTTTTGCAGAGCGAACCCGTGATGCTCAAAGCAAATCCATTCAGAAAAAGTTGTCATTCCGCATCTGTATGTAACTCGCAGCGACGGTATTCCGCCGTCACGCTTCTCATGCAGCGCATAAGTGACATTCGATACGTCTTTCCAAGCCGATACGATTTGCTTGGTAAGCAACGCATCTGTTGCTGCTTTTGATGACAGCTTGATTTCTCTTGGCGGAAATTCATGCCCACAACATGGGCAAAAACGAACCGCCGCGTGACAAATTTCAGCGCATCTTGGGCAGATTTTAACCGGGGCATCACCCGTCCCATCTGTCTCGTTCTTGTCCCTTACGTTCAAAGCATCGAGCGGCCCGTGGCGGGCTGTATTGCCAGCGAAATCGAGGATTAAACAATCCTCTTTCCCCTCGGCAAGGCGTAATCCTCTGCCGATCTTCTGAACGTGTAATCCAACACTTTGCGTTGGTTGCAAATCGCAGATCATATCAATGCCGGGACTATCAAATCCCGTTGTCAAAACCATTGCATTCGTTAATGCTTGGATTTTCCCCGACTTGAATTCACGGATAATACGCGCCCGTTCGGCTGGTGGCGTGTCGCCAATCACTGTTTCACAAGTGATCCCATATTCGCGGATTTCAGCGGCTACAGCTTCGGCGTGTTTCACACCAGCGCAGAAAGCAATCCAGCTTCCCCGATCTTTACCGTGCGCCACAATTTCGGTTACGGCTGATTGAGTTAATTCGTCGGTGTTAATGGCGGCTTCAAGCTCCCCCGCAATAAAATCGCCGCCGCGCTTATGCACGCCCGTTAGATCAAATTTTGTATCCATCGCCTTTGGTCGTGGCTCAGATAGATACCCTTGCTCGATCATATCGGCTACGTCTGCTTCAAAACAGATAGCATCGAACAGAGCGTCTTTGCCTTTGTGCAACATTCCCGTGTCGAGCCGGTAAGGTGTGGCGGTTAAGCCAACGACTTTTACGCTGGGATTCTTTGCTTTGAGCGCGTCAAGTGTGCGCCCATACATCGTGTCAGACTTGCGCGGGATTAAGTGAGCCTCGTCAACGATCACCAGATCAAACGCATCAATCTTGTCGATCTTCTTATGGATGGATTGAATTCCAGCGAACAAAATTTGGCTGTGCAGATCGCGCCGTCCAAGCCCAGCAGAGTAGATTCCCGCTGGTGCTTCTTCCCATATGGATTTGAGCGCGTCATAGTCCTGAGATATTAATTCTTTAACGTGGGTTAGAATTAAAATTCGTGTGTTCGGGTAGCTTTCAATAGCCCCTTTGCAGAAATCTGACAGGACGAGCGACTTGCCCGTCCCCGTTGGCAACACGATCAACGGCCAGCCGTCATTCTGCATAAAATACTGATATACAGAATCAACGGCTGCGCGTTGGTAATCTCTGAGTTGGATCATGCCGCGTACTCTTTCGAAACATCAGCACTACGAAGCTCTTTAGCTTCATCAAAAGCATTTTCGATATCGAAAAGAAGATCGCTAAGAATATCCACTTGCCATAATGAGTCGTGTTCAAAAAAGCGGTCTTTCAATTCAAAAGAAGCCTCGCCCGAACCTGCATCCAAAGTAATTGTGAAAAATTGATTTGCTCTATCTGCCATTTTATTTCTCTATTTCAATTTATTATTTGTAATAACCCACGCCCTGTAATCCCCCCGGCGTTCTGGGGAAATCCAATCTGCTCGCCCACTGATCCCAATCCCGAATTAGTGCTTTCAATTCATCGAACCCTCCTGTGACCCATTGCTGTTGCTCGCCACCCCAAAAGGTGCAGTATCGTGTAACAACCATTGATCGAGGATCGCCTTCGACAACGAAAACAACATTCCCGTTTGCCTTGCCATCTGCTGTAAGAGTTAAGTGTTCGAAAGCTATTATCTGCCCATCAGCAAGCCTCCCCCCCGGCCCCTTCCACTCCAACAGGCAGAGCTTCCCTTTTTTTTCGACCATGCCATCACAGTCACCAAAGTTGTTGCTTCCACCAAAGCAGACGGCAAATTCCTCAATTCTCGGACGCCGCACTTCGTTGAAGCATCCTGAGTCAGCGCACTTATGACGGAGCGGGTTGTATCCGTTAATACTCATCCGTCTTTCCATTTCTTCCCATTTGGCATTAAGTATTCAATCCAATTTCCTTCACCAAGATCACCGTCAACGACTTCGCCGGGAACTAAATGAGGGTTATAACGGTGGCTTGTGCAGCCTTCGTGTTGTGCGTCATATGTGAGGTCTACGCCGTGATATTCACAACGCCAGCCCCCTTCACGGCGAGCGGTTGAATGGGTGCAAGTTCGGCAATTTCTATCGCTGGCCGCACCCTCATGGCAGATATCCGAGTTGTCACACCACCGGCACAAATAGTAATCAGGCTTATCAGAAATCTTCTCAGGAATGCTTTTGTCGAAAATTATCTTTTCGGCTTTGTCTTTTTGCTTCTGTGCTTCTTTTGGATCAGCGTTTGTTCTAACGGACGTATCTACCCGTCCACCGGGAGTCGATGCGGTTAGGTAGTGGCGGGTGTAATTTCCGTAGTCCATATACAAAATTCCTTGCACATAGTACGTAAAATCCCATTCCTTGAGCGCCCCTTTGCCCAAATCCATGCCCAGCTTTATGAGCTTATTGAATTTGGTTTCGTTGGTAGCCTTGTGTTCCCAAACGTGCGGAGTGACCGGGGCTTGAAGTAAGCCTTCGATGTGTCCGTCCATGTGGCCTTTAAAGTGACCGCCAAAATCTTCGAACCCGATTTGTCGGCCCGTGACAGGGTCGGCAACAATTAATGTAACGCCGGGAACGGATCGAAGACGATCAGCGTACAAATCCTCAGTACGATGACCGTCCTCGAAAAGTTTCAGAGTGCTGGCTTCGAACGTCACTTCTGCAACCCAATGAAACCCGTACCATTGCTGTCTCGCGCAAGGCTGGCCGATTCCACTCATTCCGAGATATGGACGGCGCTTCTCGCGTTTGGCTTTTTTGCCAATAGCAACGTCCATCGCGTCAAGGGTGGGGTCAGGCAGCTTTTGCAAGATTTTGACCATTACTTCACCTTCTTCACTTCGTTCGCGGTTGGGATATCGACCAGCGTTTTCGGATCGAGCGGGAATTTAAGAAAGGCGACGGTTTTACCGTCTGCTTTCCAAACGCTGTACAAAGCCACTATTGAGCCCCCCAAGGTGCGGGGCCGGGAACAGGTGTCACTGGAATGGGCGCTGCTGGGATAGGTGCAACTGCTGCCGGTGGTGCTGTTGGGATGGGTGCAACTGCTGCCGGTGGTGCTGAAGGTGCATAACCAGAGGCGGCAGGCATAATCGCGTCTACAACATTGTTATAGATTTTTGTCGGGTCATTTTTGTTGACCTTGCGATTGATTGTAACGCGATAGTTGCGGCCCATTAGCTCGTCTGTATTCATCAGGTCGTTGATGCCAACGGTCTTTGCAAGCTGGGCAGCAAGCTTTCGGCCCTTCCAATCTTCTAACGCTTCAACGTCAACGCTTTGCCAAATTTTCCGGCCAGCAAATTCGCCATCCATAATGACAAATTCAAAATCGACGCAACCGAAATGAGCGTTCGGTTTTTCACCTGTTAATTGGACATTGTAATCTGCTGCTGGGATTGGAGAGAAGTCAGCGACACTTGTATCAATTGAATTCACGTTCATAGGCTGTGATAGAGCTACCATTTAATTTATTTCCTTATTTGAATTTAAGTAGGGGATTGCTTGTTCAACTGCGGCCCAAGAAAGTTCGATTTCGGGCGGCATCGCATATCGGTTTTTTGCGTAATGGGCGGGTCGTTCTTCGGTGTGCAAAATCCTCACACCAGAACCGATTGCTCGCACCTTCGTTTTTCCAAAGCCCTCATCTGAGCTTGTCGTGGCAACGCGATAATTTGCGAACAGCACAGCGTCCGACCATTCGCGCATCTTCGCGCTTGCAGCCTTGTGTAGTTTGACGCCATATCGGTCATAGGGTTCGGAGGATGGATCGTTGAATCGTTTGACTTCGTGGTGAGCGATCAAGATCACCGTCATTTTCTTCTCATTGCGCAAATAATTAAGGGCCGCGATGAAGTCGATCCAAATATCGACGGCCAACTGGAATCCCTTGCCAAATCCATAAGATTCTATGTTTTCTACGGTTCGACCTTTTTCGTCGGTGGGGTTATTGATTAAGACCTGTTTCCAAACCAGAGCTTCCAGCCAATCAAGGGAATCCACGACGAGCGTTTTAAATCCGTGATCTTCGGTTGCCAGCGAAGTAAGAGCGCCAACAACATCGTCATAGCTTTTGGCAAGCGGGAAGGCTGGAACATTTAGCATCCCCAAACCGTCTTCCGTTTGGATAACAATTGGTGATGGAGCGTTAGCCCCAAGTGTCGTTTTGCCGATACCTTCGACGCCGTAAATTAAGAGTCGAGGCGGCAGTGATGTGCTGCCCTTTAGGACATCTTTTAGCGAGATAGCCATTTAGCTACTCCTTTATATCAATTGAGATTTTGGTTTTTCCGCTTTTTACGGTGCGGGCGGGTTCGAACATGGCTTTGAATTGAGAAGCCATTGTGCCAAATCTTGATTCACTCACACTCAGTTTTGTGGTAATGAAATCTTCTACGTTCCATTCGGAATCTATCAACGACGTTTCGATTTTCGAAAGTTCATCGGCAGACCAATCGACTTTTTTTGGGCGATCAATCTTGATCTTCGCGTCATCATCATCAACAGTGATTGCCCCGTAGACTTCACCCTTGCTTGCATATTTATCAGCAATTTTAACTGAATATTTATTCTGGACGGCGATATCCAAAATAAGCTTCGCAGCTTTAATGTCGCTGGTTAGCTTGTTTGCTTCGGCATATAGATCGCCCATATGCTTAACTGGCAGGGCTTGAACTTCTTCGCTGCCCATTTCTTTTAGTTCAAATAATGTTGGTAAATTACTCATTCAATTCCATCTTTCTATTTTTCCATTTTGCGGCACGATATACATTATAGTATTTCGATTAACTAAATTGGGTTTCATTTATATAGCGAAACAAATAGATAGAATAAACAGCAATGGTGTGGTATAGTGACACGTATAAACAAGAACGTATCATTATAATGACACGTTAAAGCAAAGGAGAACGAGTATGAGAAAGTTTGATGTGAGTTGGTTCGACGCCAAATTACACGAAACACGGCAGAGCCAACGGGCGTTTTCTGACGCTCTCGATATCGACAAAGCCACTGCACACAATATTTTACGTGGCAAGCGCCCATTGAAATTAGAAGAAATCGAAGGCGTGGCGAAATTCCTAAACACCACGACATATGAAGTGTTGATGAAAGCCGGTATAAATGTAAAAGGTTTCCCAGATAATGCAGAGCCAGCCAATGAAAACACGTTACAGATATCAGAAGTGTCTACAAAAGGCGGCTTGGGCGATGCCCAGATAGCAGAATGGGGAATCCCATCCAACTATTTAGACGCATATCTTGATGTAGATGCAGCCAGTACCAGAGTGATTGTTGTTCAAGGTGACAGCATGGAGCCGACATTACGATCTGGTGATCGTGTCATGCTTGATATTGGCGATACCACCCCATCGCCAGCGGGTTTGTTCGCGATCTGGGACGGCATTGGAATTTCAATCAAGCGGATCGAAGCTATATTGAATTCATCGCCACTTACGTTAAAGATTCAAAGCGATAGCGACTTGACCGAAAACGTCACAGCAGAAGCAGCAGACGTTAAAATAATTGGAAGGGTGGTTTGGAGTGCGCGAAAGATGTAACGCTAACGGAATAGACAAGAAAAAGGCCGGGGTTAAATTCCCGGCCTTTTTTTTATTCTTTAATATCTTTTTTTAATGCAGAAAGAACCGTGTGAATTAAACTGTTAGAGGGGTACTTATCGATCAGTGCTTGTATTTTTATCAATATTTTTTTCATTGCATCATTTTTCATCATCGCTCACTTTCATAAATTCTATCTCGTAACCGTATGATTCAACGATTTTAACTAAATTTTGATAGCAGGGATCAGACACCCCTTTTTCGGTATTTGATATGCAAGTTTTTCCAACGCCGCTAATCTCTGCTGCGTCCTCAAGTGAGAGACTTTGCTCTAGCCTCATTGTTGTAAGTTCTCTACCAAGTGGAGTTTTTCTTTCGTGTACGCTTCCTATTTTTCGTGGCATTCTTTTTTATTCCTAATCCAGTGCTACATATGCTTCGCGTGGTCGTCCCGGCCCAGCTTTTTTGATTACTTCCAACGCAACCAGACCAGCGCCATCCAAAGCAGAAACTATTTCTTTCAAATCTCGTGGACGGTGGCGTGAAAACGGTGGGGTTTTCAACATTTCCTTCTGGCTTACGCCTTTCGCTCCAGCATTTCGCAGGGCTTGCAAAACTTCTTTCTTATCCCGTTCATGTGGTGATCCGCTGATCTGCATACGGAATTCTTTTATGCTCTGATCGAGGCAGAACTTAACGTAAGCAACCGACCATTCCATATGGCGAGCTTCTACGGAACTGGCTTGCGGGTTTTCGGACAATGCGACGATCAATGACATTCGCATTGCCATTTCTTTTGATCGTCCCGGCAAGGCATCCATCCCCAAAGGTTCAAGATCGTTTGAAACCACGACGATATACTTGGCAAATTCGACGGACAGCTTTAGCGCGTCATTTGATATCGGTATATTGATAACGCTGGGCTTCTCAGACGCGATTTGTTGAACGCCAGTATCTTGACCAGATCGCTTTAAAATATCTTCAATCCACTTTGTGATCCTATGAGGAACGTCTTGCATTGGTCGATCATCAGTCACATCGCGAACTGCGTAGCTCTGCTGTATGATAAACCGGCCCAAAAATCCGTCAGCGATTGAATCGTTATCGAGCGTTTTATAAAGGCTGCTTGGTGTTGTCATACATAAGAGCGTTATGGCGGGTAGCAAACACTTTCTATCTGTGAATTCCTGCGCCTTCTCTTTAGTCAAAGTCATGGTGCTGTAGCTGTTGGGTTTGACTATTCCGTGCAGCCGACCAATCACTTCCATCAGTTTTGTGTTGGCTTCCTGTTGGTTGGTGTTGTTCGTGCCAGATGCAGCTTCCAAATATTTCCCAAATTCATCAATGATTGTGCAATGCCGGGGTTGTCTTAATAGCGTGGACAAGACAGCGCCAGCACTTGTGTATCCACCGCCAGCGATTAGATCGTCAATTCCAGCCGACTCTAAAACATTCTCCATTACGGTTTTAGCGTGTTCTTTTCCCGTGCCACTTCGCGCAACATTCAAGAAATATAGCGATGTATAGTTTTCACGATCCGTCTTAAATACCCGCGAAAGTACCAGCGATAGGATCGCCAGCGCCGTTTGAACAGCAAACCCCGGCTGTTGCGCTCGCGCCGTGCCATTGTAATAGCCAACTATTTCTGCCAATATGCCGGGTGGCGTTAGCAGATATTCCGGCAATGTATCTTGGCTCTTAATCCGCTCGTAAACTTTCGGCTTGGAGTCCAACAGTTCACGAACAGCTTTGATCCCCGCTCGCATCATCATATCGTTAAAGTCGGTATCACTGCCCTCGACGGCTGGGAAGATCACTTTAGATCGGTACACATCACCCGCTGCCGTGGCTTTGTTCCTGCCGGGATTGCCAACAGTACGATGATCATCATCGCCAGCGATAACCACGATTGAATCGGGGTTTGCATCTTTCGCAACGCCTACAACATCGCTCAAATTATTGGCATTGAATGCCACATAGCAAGCATCGCCTGTTGCCTCAAAGATCGTGGCTGCGGTGGCGAATCCTTCCGCTACGTAAACAGTTTCGGTTAGCTCACCAATTAGACAGTAACACCCCTTAACTTTGCCGCCGGGGAAGAACTTCTTACCGCCTTCAACGTCAACAAATTGAAGCGATACAATCATCCCAGCTTCTTTCACTGGTATAACGATCTTGCCTTGGCTGACTCTTGTGCCGTGGGGTTTGATTCCCTTTTTAACAAGATAGGGGTGGCCTTCGGGCGCTGGGTCTGACTCTGCCCAAATTGTCTGCGCCTTCGATGCTGCTATCTTTCGGCTTTCAGCCAATTCAAGTTCGCGAGCGATCTTCGCCGCTCTCATTTGCTCATCAAGTCGCGCCTGTTCGGCTGGTGACATTGAATCTTTGCGCTTCGATGTCCATACGACTTTTTCGGGGTTGCCCTGCCATGATCCAAACACGCCGATTCCAATCAACGCCCCCGGTTTAAAATCGTCGCTGATTTCATTGTAATAATACCAGCCGCTTTGTTTTCCTTGCTTGTCGGTTGGGCTGGCGCATCTGATCACCTTGCCAATAACGGGAACGGGTGGCAGCTTTCGCCCCACTCGATCCTCAAAGCCATATGCGCTCATTTCGTCCATGAAAGCGGGTCGCGGATTTTCGTGTGTCTCATAAGCTGGTTGTGCAGCTTTGAGAACTTTTGCGACATTCATGCCGCCTCTAATAGCTACCATTTTACTGCATCCTTGCCGCATCGGTTTTAGTTTTTATTTTTGGGGTGTGCTTGCCGCCGAATCTTGGCCGTATGCCAAGCCAACGGCGAATTTTATAAACAAGATTTTGTATCATATTAACAGTCTTTCCTTTTTCTAATTGAATAAAACACGCGCAACAAAATGAATAAACATCAAGGCAACGCAAATATAAGAAATGACGAGAATAGTGCCGCCAAATTGATAAAGTGAGCTTTTGATACTCCTCATTAATAGACGCACTCCTTCATTTTATATTTGAAAAAAGGGTGCGTTTCGTAATCAGTTGATTCAATCACGATCATCATCAACTCCTAACATTACTCCCCACTCCGAAACAATTTCAGTTTTCGTTTTTTCTTTTTCTAAAGGTATGACTTGTATGTGAAGATAAAAGCCATCGTCTTCAAACTTCGACAATGCTGCTTTTGCGTCATCTGCATCGTCTTCTCTCTCAAATGGGTAAAGCCACGTGTCTCCGTGGTCATCAATTACGCTTAAAATAAATTTGCTCATCATTTTTCTCCCTTTTCTTTAATCCAGTTTTGAAGGGCAGTTTGTTGTGCCCAAGTAATAAGTTCTTCAGCTGCTTCCTCAGTTGGAGCCATTGCATAT